ATGCGAAACCAGTGAAAGAAATCATCATCGTGCGTGAAAAACCTGCGATGGCAACCGATGAGCAGTATCAGGAATTTGTTGAAGCGGCACGTGCATTCACTGGTGCAATGAAGTTTTTGGCAACGCTTGCGAGAATCAATGCAACTACGGCTTCACTGATTGCAAATCGTGGGTTTATGCGAGTGCATGAATATCAGCAATTTCAACCACATTTCGCGTCTGTGTTTGCTGAACAGGCTAGACATTTGCAGCCTAAGCCTAAGGCTGTACCAAAACCGAGAGTTAAGAAACCGAAGAACAACAACGGGCAGAAAGTCATGCGCCAGATCATGGGTGCGTCTGTGGCTGAAGCGCGGAATAGAAAGGGGGTAGCATGACCCCACGCGATTTTCTAATTTTTATGATCCTTTTAATCGCCTTCTGCCTTTTGGCAGGGGGTGGCAACAGTGAACATCATGCGTTGAGGTTTTTATGAGTATTAAAAAAGTTTGGGAAATTATAAAAAACTTCAATTGTGCTGAACTCGCAATTGTTCAAGAGCCTGCTATGGCGGTGTGGCAGGAACAGCAGAAGCGGATTGAGGAGCTTGAAAGTAAAGTCACGGATTTGAGTAAAAACCTGAAAGATCGTGAGTTGGCTGTTTTGGTGAGGCAGGAAAGGATTGATGAATTAAAAGACCAATTAGCGGACATGAAAGAATATTTCGATATGCAGGAATATTTATATCAAGGTGATTCTTACAACAGGGGATGGAATTCTGCATTAGTTCTAATCAAAGAGCATTTAGCAAAAGTACTTAAAGGTGGTGACGAATGACGACAATTGCAATGAATAATTACTCAAAACAAATCAAAAACGCACGTAGACCACAAGCAAAGAAGCAGCCGCGCGCCGTGTCAGTCGGTGAAGCATTACTGGCAAGACAGCTTGACGCAATGAAGATTGCTTACATAAAGGAGTTCCAGTTTCATCCAGAGCGCAAATGGCGCGCTGATTTTCGGATTGATGGCTATTCGATTTTGATCGAGGTCGAGGGTGGTGTTTGGTCTCAGGGCAGACATACGCGTGGTAAAGGGTTTGAGGGGGATTGCGAAAAATATAACCAAGCAGCGATTTTGGGTTATCACGTTTTGAAGGGTAGTACACAACAAGTTAAGTCAGGGCGATTGCTTCGAGATATTGAAAACTTAATTAAAGCATTAGATCAAAAGGTGGCGTGATGAAAATCATTTTATCTGTGTTGCTACTGGTTTTTATGATGGGTGCAAAGATCAAGGATGGCGGGATTGTTGATTGGTCTGCATTTGTCATTGTGGTGGGCTTGTTCTTGATTGCAATTGTGAATGTTAAGTAGGGGATTGGGATGAATGCAGCAGTAAATCATATTATGCAAATTGTGGACTGGAAGCGATTCACACTTGAAGAATGGCTTTACCAGTTTGGGGCTTGGATGAGTAGCGTGTCTGGTACTTGTGGGTGTAGCGTGAACCCGATTGCTGTTGCAATGGATCAGGCTGTCAAAAAGAGTAAACAGAAGATCAAGTCAGAAGAGCAGATTTTGGCTGATTGGTTGTGCAGCGATGATCAGGCACCAAAGCCAACCAGTAAGGGGGTTGCGTGTGAGATTACAGATAATGAGGCTCGCGCCGTACAACGTTTAATCTTGGATATGCAGGGGCAGTCAGAAGTTTTGGACGGTTGGCTTGATGCTGTGATTGACCGTTATTTTTACGGAATGCCAATCTCTCGACTTGTAAACAATGAACGAACACTCATGGATGCAAAGTTTGACATCAAGTGTGGTCTAGCTGCTATCCATGCTCGATATTCATTCATTGATTACAAAGCAAAAGATAAAAAGTGATTGTTGACGTGACGTCATTAATATTATAGATTTATGGTACAGTGGCACGAAGTATAAGTAGTTCACACTGATAAATTTAAAAGCTCACATTATGGTGGGCTTTTTTATTGCCTGAAATAATTGCGCCATTAGCTCAGTTGGTTAGAGCCGATTTTTAGGGTCGTAGGTTCAAGTCCTACATGGCGAGCCAGTTTTGAGGATAGGGATATGCTTAACTTTTTAAAGCGTTTATTTTGGATTGATGATTAGCCGAGTGTATTGCGGCAAAAAGGCGCCTGTGTTTTCGGAAGCTCAGGTGCCTTTTTTTATTTGAGTTTTGCAGGAGGAAATATGTCAAAGCTCACTGCAAAGCAACAACGATTTGTTGATGAATACCTGATTGATCTTAACGCTACGCAAGCTGCAATTCGTGCAGGATATAGCGCAAAAACAGCTAATGAGATTGGTGCTGAAAACCTAGCAAAACCTAGTATTGCAAAAGCCATTCAAGAAGCACTAAAAGAACGCAAAGAGCGCGTTCAGATTGACGCTGACTATGTTCTAAAGCGTTTGGTTGAGATCGATCAGATGGATGTTTTAGACATCATGGATGATAACTACTGCTTAAAGCCAATCAGTGAGTGGCCTAAGATTTGGCGTCAATATATCTCCAATATTGAAAACCTAGAGGAATTTGAAGGTTTTGGTGATGAGCGAACTCAATCTGGTTGGCTTAAAAAGATCAAATGGCCTGACAAAGTAAAGAATCTTGAGTTGCTTGGGAAGCATATTGCTGTCGGCGCGTTTAAAGAAAACATTAAGCATGAGCATTCAGGCTCACTGAATATCAGTTTCAATGTGGAGTTTGGCGATGGAGAAGATCAGCGTTAAATTCCCGCAAAAGTTCAAACCATTTTTTAAACCTGCTCGATACAAGATTGCTCGCGGCGGCCGTGGTTCTGGTAAGTCGTGGTCAATTGCAAAGATGCTGCTCATTATGGCTGCATCAAAACCGCTTCGGGTGCTGTGTACTCGTGAGGTACAGAAATCAATTAAGGAGTCCGTAAAGGCTTTGCTTGATGATCAGATTCAAGCTCTAAATCTTGGTCAATTCTACCAGTCACTTGACAGTGAGATACGCGGGATAAATGGCTCTCAATTCCTGTTTGCTGGTCTTGCATCACATACGGTTGAGTCAATCAAGTCATATGAGGGTTGTGACATTGTTTGGGTCGAAGAAGCACAATCAGTTTGCCAGCGATCATGGGATGTTTTGATTCCTACAATTCGTAAGCCTGGTTCTGAAATTTGGGCATCATTTAACCCTTATTTGCCATCTGACCCAGTTTGGCTGATGAGTGAAAAACTGCAAAGCAAAGACAATGCTGTAGTGATTACTATCAATTACTTTGACAATCCGTGGTGCCCGCCTGAGCTAATCGAAGAGTCTGAACACATGAAAGAAACGGACTATGAAAAATGGGAAAACATTTGGCTTGGACTACCTAAGACTATCGCAGATGGTGCAATTTACAAAGCTGAGTTTGAGCAAATCAAACGCGAAAACCGAATCTGCAAAGTTCCACATGATCCTAATTTGCCTGTTTATACGTCATGGGATTTGGGGATTCTTGATCCTACTGCAATTTGGTTCTTTCAAGTTTATGGCAAAGAGATTCGTGTCATTGATCATTATGAGGCGAACAATGAGCCATTGGCTCATTATGCTCGAATTCTTGATGAGAAAAAGCAGAAACACGGCTACAACTACGAGAAGCACTTCGCACCACATGATATTGCAGCAAGAGATCTTAGCTCTGGTGTGAGCCGTGAGCAGACTATGGCAACACTTGGGTATCGAATGGCTAAAGGTGCAAGACTTGGTGTCGAAGATCGTATTGAAGCAACACGCCAGATGCTAAAAAACTGTTGGTTTGATGCTGAAAACTGTAAGCATGGTATTCGGGCATTGCAGAACTATAGACGTGAATTCAACGATAAGCTTGATCAATTCAAAGCTACGCCAGTTCATGACTGGGCATCACATAGTTCTGATGCGTTTGGTGAAGGTGCTTTGAATATTAATAAGATGAGTGTTGCAACACAATCATCTGCACCGCCGCCACCACGACATGCAAATTCTTGGATGGGATAAAATGAGTAAGACAGACGAAGATCAAATCATTCTTGATGCTGCAAAGAAATTTAGAAATGAAGCACATGCATACTGGCAACCGATTTATGATCAAGGCTTGTATGACAAAGAGTTTGTGACTCTTGAAGGTGCGCAGTGGGATAAACATGCATTGCAGAAGCGTAAGCATGAAGGCAAGCCAACGCTTGAGATTAATCTTGTTCGTGCCTATGTACAGCAACAGATCAACACAATGCGTCAAAACCGACCTCAGGCTAAAGTTGTTCCTGTTGACTCAGATGCAGATCCTGAAATTGCTGAAATTCTTGGCGGTTTGATCAAAGATGTTGAAGAAGCATCAAACTTTGAAAATGCACTCGATACCGCAGCAGCAAACCAAGTCCATTCCGCAGTCGGCTTTTATCGTATTGTCACTGACTACGTGGATGAGCATTCATTTAATCAGGAGCCACGCTTCCAGGCGATTGTTAATCCACAAGCAGTATTTATCGACCCGCTCTCCAAAGAGCTTGACGGCTCGGATATGACACGTGCATTGGTGTGTGAGTGGGTTGAGCTTGAGGAATTGCGTGCGCAATACGGCAAAGACCTTGTTCCAGACAATTTTGACTATGCAAGTAATCCTGTTTGGTTTAACACAACACATAACGCCGTATGTGTTGCTGAATACTTCTACAAAGAGCAGGTTAAAGATACGCTTTATCGATTAGCGGATGGCACAACGGTTTTAAAATCTAATCTTGAGACTGAATTGCCACCTGAGCTCATTATTGCTGAGCGCTCTACAACACGCACAGAAGTAAAATGGGCAAAAGTTACCGCATCAAAAGTTCTTGAGAAAGGCGTTTTCCCTGGTAAATGGATTCCGATTTTTCCAGTGTATGGCGAAGTTACTTGGATTGAGAACAAACGTCATATTTTCTCGTTGGTTCACTTTGCAAAAGATGCTCAACGGCTTTTCAATTATTGGAAGTCAACAGAAGCACATATCTTGCAGAAAAACCAAGATGAAATGACGATTGTCGATGACCGAGGTATTGCTGATTTTGAAGAATGGAAAAATCCTTCAAGCGCGGTGTATTTGCGTTTTAAAGGTACTGACGAAAACGGAAATCCAATTCCATATCCTCAAAAAATTGGTGCAGCTGCTCCGCCAGTAGGTATTTTGAATGCTGCTCAAAGCGCACAGCAGCTTATTCCTGACATTTTGAACATGCATAACCCAACCATGGGTCAAGAGGTAAATAATCAGTCAGGTCGGGCAATTGGCTTGCTACAACGTCAAGCAGACACAGCACAGTTCCACTTTCAAGACAACGTGAACAAAACCATTCGTCATTCAGCGCGTGTTTTGATCGGTCTTTTCCCGATTTTGTACGATACAGAAATGGTTCGAAGAATTATTGGGAATGATGGTGATAGTGAATTGGTTAAGCTTAATGCCAAGCCACAAACTCCAGATGAAGAAGAAAAAGCAATCAACGGTATCTTGAACGATGTAACAGTTGGTCGTTTTGATGTGCGTATGGATACTGGTCCAGCATTCAACACTCAACGTGAAGAATCTTTCGCGCTTATGATGCAGCTTGTGCAAACCAATCCAAACTTGTTCAACATCATTGCTGATTTGATGATTGCAAACTCTCCATTGCTGAACAGTAAAGAAATTGCTGAACGTGTGAAGATGCTTGTTCCAGCGCAGGCGCTTGGTAAAGACAGTATTGACCCAGCGCAGGCTAAGGCACAGATTCAGCAGCTTGATCAGGTTGTGCAGAAAATGACTGCTGATATGACTGCTTTACAACAGCAATTACAGGATAAAAATGCTGATCGCAACTTAGAGATGATGAAAGTCGAGCTACAGGCTCGTAAAGACATTGAGGTTGCACAGATCAATGCCGCAAGCCGTGCCGATGTTCAAGAGCTTCGTAGTGTTGCTGAGTTGCTTAAGCAGCAAATGCTCGGTGTTAAAGACCTATTAAGCCAAGTCCCACCGCAATGGCTGCAAAATGGTGATAGCACAGACAACTATGAACCAGGTGAGTTTGATAAAAACGACCCAAATGAGCCTACCGAAACAAATGAACCACAAGATTTTTCGCAGTTAGATGAGCCTGATCCGCCGCCTAACATGTCGCAACAAGCACCACAAGAACCGCCTCAAGATGGCGGTTTTTTAATGCCTGATGAAACGGATCAACAAAACTTCGCTCCTGAGCCTAGCCAGTTCGGGGATAGCGCAATGGCTACTGATGAGAATTTATTCCCATCACTTGGTAATGGTGAACAGCAATGAATCCAGATCAATCAAATGACAACGTAGAAACCACCGCTACGGAAAACACAGGTGCAGAAAGTCAAGAGATTAAGGAATGGGGGCAAGAGGAAACTCAGGAACCTGAGCAGACTCAAGAAGGCGGAGAGGGTAAGGAGGAAACTCAGGAACCTGAGAAAACCGAACCAGATAAGCCTAAAAAATCCCGTGCTCAAGAGCGCATTGAGCAATTAGCGCGTGAAAATGCCGAACTTAAGCGCAAACAGGCTGAGTTTGAAGGCAAGCAGGAAACTGCTGAAGTTAAGCGACCAAAAATTGAGGATTTTGAGACTTATAGCGAATATGAGGATGCAATTGAAGAGTATCACGTGGCGAAAGCTGAGCAGCGTGTGCTTGAAAATCTGCGTAAACAAGAAAGCGAAAAGACGCAAATCCAAAAGCAAAGTGAAGTTGAAGCAACAATTCATACTTTTTCTGAACAGCATGAAGATTTTGAAAATGTTGTTCAGGAAGCGCTGAAACGTCCATACCCAATGCCTGTAACGCTTGATGAAGTTGCAGAAGAATTTGGTTATGACAGCGAAACTCAAATCAAGTTGCTATATGAGCTTGCAAAAGATGAAGAATTTCATCGTGAGGTGTCTGAATCCTCAAAGCTCAAAGCTGCTCGATTGTTGAGTGAGCGCGTTGATTCTTGGTCAAAAGCAGCAGAAACCACAAAAACAGCTCCACCAGTCAGCAAAGCACCAAAACCAATCAAACCAGTACAAGCCAATGCTCCAGCTGCTCGCGACCCATCAAACATGAGTGATGACGAGTGGTATCGAGAGCAAGTCGAACAGCGAAAATCAAAAGGTAAATAATTTATGAGTAACCAAGTTTTAACGCATCAAATGATTGCGCGTGAAGCAGCTAAAATGCTGGAAGAAGAAGCGCCGTTCATTGCAAATATCAACAAAGGTCGCCAAGATGAATTTGGTAAAGATGTTCAAGGCTACCAAAAAGGCGACACAGTAAAAATCAAAATCCCAACTTCGGGTAAAGTATATGACGGTGCGGTATTTGCTGGCGGCGCTGGCGGTACTGACGTTATTGAAGAATCAGTGAGCTTAACACTTGATACTCAAAAACACATTGCGATTCAGTTCGGTTCGAAAGAAAAGCTTTTAAACATCACTGATTTTAAAGAGCGTATCTTGCGCCCACAAATGCAGACGCTATCATCTGTAGTCGAAGCAGATTTGATTGCACGTGGCATGTTGGGCGTTCCAAACCAAGTGGCAATGTCATTGTCGGGCAGCACGCCGTCTGGCGCATTGGCTTCCGCCCGCGCACGTTTGAATCGCTATCTTGCTCCCGCAGGCGACCGTTCAGTTGTGCTTTCTAGTGATGCGAATGTTGCGTTAAGCGGTGAAGTTTCTCGCATGTACAATCCAACCACTGCATCTGAAAAAGCGTATTTGCAAGGCTATGTTGCCACCGCTTTTGGTGCTGATCTTTATGAGCATCAATCAATTCCTGTATTTAATAACGGTACAGCGGCAGGCATTACGGTAACTGGTGCAAACCAAACAGGATCAACATTGATTGCCAGTGCAACAACTGGTGGAACATTGCCAAAAGGCACAGTATTCACCATCGCTGGCGTAAATGCTGTACATCCGCTCACAGGTCAGGATTTAGGTGCTCTACAGAACTTCGTTGTAACCGCTGATGCAACAGTAGGTTCAAGTACGCCTGTTTCAATCTACCCTGCATTAAATGCAACAACACCAAACAAGAAAGTCTCTGCACTTCCTGCAAATGGTGCTGCAATTAGTGTCGTATCGGTCAATGGCTTCCAAAACTTGGCATTCCACAAAGATGCGTTTACTACTGCATTTGCGCCGTTGCCTGTACTTTCATCATGTGAAGGCTATACGGCACGTTTGCCTAGCGGTGTGAGTGTCCGTGTGATGACGTTTGGTGATGGTAACAATGACTATGAACGTACACGTATTGACGTGCTGTATGGCTTCCAGATTGTTCGCCCATTGCATGCCTGCCGTATCATTCAGTCTTAATGATTAACCGATGACAACAAATGCCCCTTAATTGGGGCATTGTCATTTTTGGAGCAAACCAAATGCAGGAATATCCGAAAGCTCTATACAAAGGGCACAAAAAGAATCATGAACATGTAGTTGCCAAAAACGCTGAGCATGAGCAGGAATTGCGTGATGCTGGGTATGCTGATCATTGGGATCTACCTGATGATGAAGTTATTGATTATTCATCTTGGACAGCAGAAAAATTGCGCGAAGAAATTACAAATCGCGGCAAGGAGTTCAAGGCTCGTGATTCAAAATCAGATTTAATCGCAATCTTGGAGGGCTAATATGGCTAACTCTCAACAGCGAATCACATTGACTGCTACGCCTGTGCAGATCACCAATGGATCAAATTATGCGTTTATTCAGTCAGCGAATGGTCATGAGTTTAGCGTTGCTGCAGGTGACACAATGCCAGCAATAAATAACGCATGGCAACAAGTGAAAGAACTTGGCATTGCCCCACCTTATAGTGTTTGGGCACGTAGCCAAACTGGATATCCAATGGATATTAAAATCATGTCAGCAGGTTAAATAATATGATTAAAACACCGTCTAGCATCGTTTTAGGCGGTGCAGGAATATTTAAAAAAGGGATGACTCAGTTGGGTGGTGTGGCTAATCTCAACTTGATAATCAAACAACTATTCGCCAACTCAGAACAGGGTTTCACGCAAACCCTTGATGATTATTCGATACTTTTCCAAGATGCAGCAGGGACTACGGCATTAACGGGTGCGGGACAGACGTTGGGGTTGGTGCTGGATAAGAGTAAGGGGTTGGTGTT